CACGGTCTGCATAGCGAGACCATAGATGCCCTGCGGTGCTTGCGTGGAATGTCCGTTTTCCAAAGCCATCGCATAAGGAACTCGATTCGCTATATAGTGCACCCCCGCCGCCGGTGAAGAATAAATGCCTGCCTTTGCAATTGCCGTTGAGTTTGAGCCGCTTGGGTCTTCGCCTGCAACCTCACTGTCCGGCAAGCTGCCGAAGTTGTATTGATTGTTGATGCGGAAATGTCCGCCTACGTAACCTTCCGGCTGCGGAGGCAGTCCGCGTGTCGCTCTGTCCATGTTGCTCGCCCATAATTCCCGGTTGCCCACCGGCGAGCGACGATCAACCTCGCCATGCAGCTCCGTCACCACCTCGCGCACAGCGCCATCAATGCTCAACTTGCGAGCATTGGCGAATGCGGTAAGGTCGGCAGCGAAGGTCATCTCAATTGCTCCTTATGTGCAAATCAAACAAAACAGCGACACCCGCCGGATTCACTTCGCCGATGCTCACCGGCGCATACGTTTTGCCATTCGCCGTGAAGCGGTCGTTCATGTCTGGTGCGGCAGCGGCTTCCAGCACCAAGCGTTTGTCGCCAGCAGTCACCATGTTGCCGCCAACCATCGACACCCCTGCGCCAAAGTCCAACACCACGCCTTTGACTGTTGCTGTGCTGGTTGTCACCGCATTAGTCCCGGTGGCAGGATCATACGTCCCATCCGTGACCCGCGTCACCGTCACATCCGCCCCGAACTTGGTTAGCAGTGACAGGGCAGCGGCGGACGTTTTGGCGTAATCGAAAGTCATGCTCTCACCATCGGAACTTGCCCGCCGCCGCTCTTCATGTAGGGCTGTAACATGGTGTCAATTTCCTTGTACCGCACCGCCTGCCCGCTGTATGCGTCATACGTCACGCTGATCTGGCCGACCGTCTCGCTGCTCGCTGTTCGGCTTTCGTCGGCGAACAATGTCGCGGTTGCCGCGCGCAATGCCAATGATGCACATGCGTCCTTCACTGCCTGCGGCACGCTTGCATCGTCGTAGTAGCTGGTTGATCCGCCATACAGCACCGGCGCGTCCTTGATTGGCACATTGTAGCGCGGCCAGTCGAGGGATTGCGTCGTGGTCTTGCGCCAGCCTGCCCACTTTGGGCGATAGCGCTGGAGCATATACTGGGTGGCCTTGCGAAGGCACTGTTCGCGGATGGTGTCGCTCGCCAAAGCAGCCCAAGCGACATTTCCAATGTTCGAGTGAAATGTACTGGCCTCCGCAACCGTGCAATACGCTTCTGCGGTTGCCAGACCAGTTCCATCTTCGACGATCAGCGCCATGCTTTTTATCCTTTACGCCCGCGCTTGTCCGTGACAGGGGCTTCGGCAGGGGCTTCGCTGAACAGCTCGTGCTTCGCCGGATCGAAATCTTCCTCGTTGATGATGATAAACGGGATGTCTGGATTGTCGGACTTAATTTTCACGGTAGGGCATTGCATTGCGGTCTCCTTGTCTCACTGTAAGTTGTTGCCCACTCTGAAGAATGGGCAAGGGCTTACGGTCAGCCGATCAACAAAGCCGAGTGCCGAGGGGCGATCATCTTCATGCCCCACGCCAATGCCACCTCGAAGTGGACTTGACGATACTGTCGATACATCGCCACTTGGAAGCTCAAGCCGGACACCGGGTCAACGATGTCCATAACATCGTCGGCTTGGTCGCCGCCTTCGGGCATATACGGGCTACGGGTAGCCAATACAATGGACGATTTGCTGAACACCATGTTGCGATCGGTGGCAGCGGTGATCGAAAGCGCAGTTGCGGAAGCGGGAATTGCTTGACGAAGGCCCGGCTCTTGCAGCGTAACCACGCCGCCGGTCAGTGCCGTGCCCGCCACATACTTGTTGGTGTCGCCAGCAAAGGTCACGATGTCGCCTGCGAGGATGGTGCCCGTGCCGGTAATCAAAGTGATTGCAGTTGCCCCGACAGCGTAGCCCGCCGTATTGGTGGTATAGGATGCACCTGTCCCGACAGTTACCGCAGTTTTGACCTGCGCCGATTGACCGAGGCCAACGCCGAAGATGTCGCCGATGATACCGCGGCGCAGCATCTGGTCGGTTCCAGCCTCGTTCACCTTGAACAGGGCGGACTGCTTGCCGCGGATATTGGCAATAGCCGAACTGGACAGCACTGCGCGCAAGTCAGTTTGTGGTGCGCCGTTGTCTTCCAGAATTTTGACGACTTGCGCCATGTCCGACAGATCGCCAGCAGTGCCAAAGGGCTGTGTGTTGTAAGTGCCATAAGCGCGGGATGCGTTGACGTGCAATGCGGCGAGGTCGGCTTCAACCAGGTTGACAACGGCGCGCATACCTTGTGCGAAACGCTGCGTCACCACGTTTTCGTAGATGCCGGTCTCGCTGACCGCGATCTGCTCATCGCCGTTCCAAGCGATAGGAGCTTGGAACTGGTTGCTGATGGTCACGGCTACGTTGCCCGGAGTCGCACCGCCAGTGTCGGGGGAATACGCGCCCGGGGTGATGGAAACAGGGGTAATTGCACCAACAACCGGGACATTGACGGTCTGATTGAGAGCTACGCGGTCGATGCGGCTGTCGCGGGTTACAGCGGGAATGAAACCCACCAGCTCGCGACTGACAACGTCGGCTGCGGCATAAAGTGTGGGAATCAAGGAGTTCAACGTGTTGGGAGAGGCCATGATATTTCCTTTCAAAGTTAGTCAAAAAATCGCTTAATTGACCATCTCGGTCTGGATACCATCGCCCCACCGTGGGAGCATTACCAGTTTACTACGGGTGAAACTTTACCGCTAAAACCTTTACTCCACAATCTGATATTGCTTTGCGGCTGCCGACCTGTCACGCGGAGGCAAAGCATCAAACTGCGACCGCTTCATTGTCTTTCCACCGCCTGAACCATTACCACTACCAGCCGCACCACCGCCGCTTGACGAGGCTGGGAACCAATGCGGTGCGATTTCGGTCATGCTTTCAATCCACTCTGCCGGGCTGAACGGGGTTTTTCCATCCTTACCCAGCACCGGCTTGCCAGCAGCGTCAAGCTGCACTGCATCGCCATGTTCGTCCAGCACAAACAGTTCACGCGCCGCCCGCAATACATCGCCGGACTTGATAGCGCTGGTGTGAACCTTGCCCATCACCGCATCCCGGATACGATCATCCAGCACGCGTTGGCTGTATTGCTTGACTCGCGCTTCAGCGGATGTCGTCTTGCCGTGCGCCTCGTCCAACTGCTTTTGCAGGTCAGCGCGCAACTTTTCAGTGCGATTGTTCACGACCTCTTCAATCTTGCCTTCGGCCAGGAGCTTCGCTTCACCGTCTTGGTCGAGCTTCGCCATCATTTCCCTGACCTTTTCCGGGTCAATACCGGCGAACCGCTCTTCCATGTCCTTCGCCGCCTTGCGCCTTTCTGCGGCTTCGCGCTTGACTGTCGCCAGTTCAATGCGCATCTGGTTGGTGTCTTCAATTCCGGTCACGTCCAGATGGTACTTACCATCCTTTTCAACGTAAAAACCTTTGAGTGCTTCATCGGGTGCTGCGTCAAGCGTGAGTGCAAGTGCCATGTTTGATACCTTTCGCGGGGTTGAAACCTTTTTACTTTGCGCAATTATGCGCTGGATGTTTTTGATATGTCAAGCGTATTTTTTTGGAACAGGGAATCATCCGGCGAATTCCATTTGTCGCCGAATTTCTGGTCGCCATATCCGTTTGGTATTTTTCCTTCGCTGTGGCATTGCTTACAAAACTCGCTTGTGCCTTGCCAGCTACTGGACGCGCCTTTCGGAGGGGTGAAGTAATCACCAAGTGGCTTGAATTGTTTGCAGTGGTTGCATCGCTTGTTCATACTGAACCAGAAAGAGTGAGTTGAAGAAGTTACCCAAAACTCCGCCATCAGCCATACAGAATATGGCATCCGGCAGAATTAGGTGGTCTGAACCGTCAAGTTGCTCGTCTCATCGTACCATGCAGGTAATCGTGTCATCCCTGCACCTCGTGCGCTTTCCCCTCGAACACAGAGAGTCTAACTAGGTCGCACGAATCAAGTCCTTACTTCCACGTTGCCGTAACACCGTGCTGAACCTGACATTCTCCACCTTTGGCGCTGTTATCTTTTTTCGCCACTTCCAAACTTGCCAAAACGTTTTCTTCTTCGCCCCTAACGCCACTACACCGCTATTCTGGTTTCCTTACGCGCCAAGGATTTACGAATTCAAGGCCGATAAACTCAAGTTCGATCAGCACCAAAACAAAAGCCCAGAGGCATTAGGTTTTGGAGTTTGCCGTAGCGGGTAAAGTCGCCGGAACAATGAAGTCCCCTCCAAACCTAATAACCACTGGGCTATCACTTTACCTAGCGACGGCAAATCGCTGATGTCCGCAATTATAGTGATATTTTATTGCGTGTCAAGCGTATTTTCGTTGGAGTTCTTTTAATGAAATCGGCGCGCCCCGACCGGATACGAGGTCGCGCAGGGTGATTTTGCCCGCGCGATAAAGGTCTGCACGCCCTTTGCCAAGAACTTCGTCTTGGAAAGCAGGCGTCTGGCGCGCCAGATACTGCGCGAAGGTCGTTGATCCTTTGACTACCCCGGAACTGGATGCCCTGCCTCCAGCCTTCATAACTGCC